GAAAATGCTTAAAATATTGCTTGCTAGCGCAAAGGCTTTGGTATATATGGCGTTATGCGGAAAAGAAAAATACAAGTGGCATATGAAATATAAAAATAATTGAAAAATAAATAGTTTAGGTATTGACAAATAGCTTTTTAAGGTGTATTATAACTATAGTCAATTAAGACTTAATAAAGCTGGAGGGCTTAAGATGAACAACGAGCAACACTTTTCAAACGCACAGCGTAGATATGACAATATGGTGCCGGAAGATGACGGCGTAGAATCTGTTGAGGAAATGGACTGCCCAAAGTGTGGAACCGAAGTAAGCTTATGGTATGACAAAGGCACTTGTTCTAAATGCGGCAATAAGTGCGAACTTGGCGAAGAATAATTTTAAATAATAACTAACAATAAATAAGGAGTATTAAAGATGTTTGAATTAGCAAAAGTAAATGAAGTATTTGTAGACTTCTACAAGCAATTAGAAGAAGCTAAAAAGGTAAATGAACAAACAGTTTTTCAATATGAAACGCCAGCCGGAAATAAAGCGGCACGTTCTCACATGTACAAGTTAAGACAAAGCAAGGCCGCAGTCGAATCAAAACGCAAGGAAGCAAAAAAGGAATCCTTGGATTTTGGCAAAGCCTTAGATTCAGAAGCTAAAAAGATTACTGCTGACATAGAAAAAATGATTGAAGTTCACGAAAAACCGATTAAGGATATTGAAGATCGCGAAAAATTGCGTGTTGCTAATATTCAAGCATCAATAGACAATATCAAATATGCCGGGATTGATAAAGAGCTAAATGAGTATTTTTTAAATACTTCACAGGAAATGCAAAAACTCTACAATGATGTTTTTGCTCTTGAAGTAGGCGAAGAGTTTGCAGAATTTAAAACAGTTGCATTTGAAGCAAAAGATGGAACTTTAAAACGTTTACTTGAAAAGATTGCAGAACTTAAAAAATCAGAAGATGAAACCGCAGAACTTGACCGCTTGCGTAAAGAATCGGCAGAACGTGAACAAAAAGAACATGACGACCGCATTGCTAGAGAAGCTAAAGCAGAAGCCGAACGTATAGCTAATGAAAATGCCATGCGTAAAGAGTTTGAAGCAAAGGCAGAGCAAGAACGTGTAGAACGCGAGAAAAAAGAAGCTATCGAAAAGGCTGAATTTGAAAAGCAACAAGCTGTTGATAATGCAGAACGCGCTAAACGTGAACAAATTGCTCAAGAAGAACGTGCAAAGCTGGAGGCAGAACAAGCGATCGAGCGTGAACGTATTGCGGTTGAGCAAGCCAAACAATCAGAAATTGACCGCCAAAACGCAGAAAATCAACTTGTTGCAAATGAACAGGCAAAAAGAGAAGCTAATAAAAGACACATAGGAAATATTCGCAGACAGGCAAAAGAGTCTATTATGGAGTTAGGTTTTAGCGAAGTTGATGCAAAAAAGCTTGTTATGGCTATCCATAATAAAGATATTGCAAACGTAGCAATTAACTACTAATCCAGTAAATCTAAATGGAGGATTTAAAATGAGTAATGATAATACAAATATGGCGTTGTGGGATTCTGTATGTGTAACAGACCCGGCAATCACTAAGGGTGCAAAAATAGGGACTATGAAGATAACCGCTATTAGTCCACAACATCAGCGCAAAAAAGCTACTGAAATATTCGGCTCTTATGGGTTCGGGTGGGGCATAGAGCCGGGGTCGGAGGATTTCTCATTTAACTCATTCGGAGAAACCACGCTTGTATCATATAAGGCGGTTATGTTTTATAAATACAATGGGAATACTGGGCGTTTCCCGATTAATGCAGTTGTCAAAATTGCATACATGACCCAAGGCGCAAACGGCTATTTAAAGGTTGATGACGAGTACACAAAGAAAGTGCAAACGAACGCATTGACAAAAGGGCTTTCCGCGCTAGGGTTTAACTCTGACGTATTCGAGGGCAAGTTTGACGACTGCAAGTATGTCGCACAAATAACTCAAGAGTTTGCGGCGGAAAAGAACGCAGAACAGTTAGCTAAATGGAAGTCGGAAAAAATATCAAGCTCAGACAGGCAAAAGCTCGGAGCGTTAGTAAAAAGCATGAACTACAGTCCGGAGTCAATAAGTAAATATCTGCTAGAAACATATAAAATTAAAGGCTCAACTGAAATAACCAACGGCGATATAGGAGATATAATTAAAGCCATAACAGACGGCAAAATTAACGATAATGCTGAGGATACAACAAAAGAACAAATACAAGGCAATAACTTTATAAAACCACAATCAAAGGTGTAGTAATGTTAAAGTTCAACAAGCAATTACACGAATACAGGTACAACGGGGTTAAAATCCCGTCAGTTACTCAAATAATCGAGAATGTTGGATTGTCTGATTTTAGCTGCATAAACCGCCGTGTATTAGAGATAGCGCAAGAACGAGGAACGTTTGTACATCTTGCTTGCGAGCTGTTTGACAAGGGGGTACTTGATAAAAATACTATAGACTCGGAACTTGTCGGATATGTTGACGGCTGGATGGCTTTCTGCCGTGACTTTACCCCTGTGTGGCTTGCTATTGAGAAGCGAGTTTACAGCCCTTTAGGATACGCCGGAATGCTAGACCGCAAAGCTAAGATAAAAAGAAGCAATATAATACTTGACATTAAAACAGGAGGTAAATCAAAAGCACACGAAGTGCAGCTTGGAGCGTATTCTCTAATTGAAAAATGTTCTAAGGTCTGGTCGCTGTATCTACCCGGAAACGGTAAATACAAAATAGAAGAAAATAATATGCAACGAGGGCAGAAAACGTTCCTCCACGCATTGGCAATTTATCAATTCAAAAACAGGAGCAATTAAAATGCAAAGCAAACTAAAAGAAAACATCGCCGCCCAAAAAGATATTAACAATATGAGAAATGAAATCAAAATGGAAGAAAACAAATTAATGACAACAAAATTACAGCCAGCTTTGAATCAAGCTAACGAGCTGGTAATCAGTAATGAAATCGAATACAATCACGCTGCGGACATGTTAAAGGCAATCAAGGGATTAGACAAGAAAGTAAAAGAAACATTTGACCCAATTTGTGACGCCGCTAATAAGACTCACAAAGAAGCTACAGGGAAGCGCAAAGAACATCAACAGCCTTTAAAGGATGCCGAAAAGATCATCAAAACAAAGATGCTAGAATTCTCCGGCGAAAACGAAGTACAGAAAGTTGACGGAGTTTCTATCGCCAGTAAGTGGGTTGCTGTTATTGTTGATGTTGATAAGATTCCGAGAAAATACATGCTCCCAGATATTAAAACATTAACTGCGATTGCTAAAGCCAGCAAGGACTTGATAAAGATTCCCGGCGTTGAGTTTAAAGAAGAAAAATCAATGAGCGTGAGGGCATGAAAAAAACATTATTAATGTTTCAAAAAAATGAGGGCTTATTGCGTCCGGCTCACTTTGTCGAGTTTGAAAAAATTCAAGAGCAGGTTGATGAGCTTGGATGGTGTCAGGCTGAGTTTGGGAACGTAAAGAAGCCTAAATCAAATGAGCAACTCGGCTGGCTGTATGCAAAGATAGAGAAAAGCGGAATATATGAGTTTATGATGGCTCACTTTCTTGATAAATTTGGAGATGATTTATATGAAATAGAAAAGTTTGGATATATAGTCCATTGTCCAGTTAATATTGTTAACGTAGATATATTCTTAAAAGAATTATATTGCAACCATAAAGGGATAAAAGAGTTTAACAAAACAAACGCAAGTACAGAAAGCATGACAGATTATATAAAATTCTTAGATAATTTTAGTATTAACAACTTTGGCGAATGTTTGCCAGAACCAAAAAAGGAGAAGTGAATAATGTCATACGATAAAGTAATTATAATCGGTAATATCACACGCCAGCCAGAACTTAAATATACACCGTCAGGCGTTGCGGTTTGTGAGTTTGGCATAGCAATAAACAAAAAGCGCAAAGGCGAGGACAAGGTTTGTTTCCTTGATATTGTGTCGTTTAATAAAACCGCTGAATTTGTGCAAAAGTATTTTAGCAAAGGTTCTGAAATTCTTATCGAGGGTGAACATGACCAGGATATATGGGACGACAAAGATACTGGCAAAAAGCGGTCAAAGATTAAGATTATAGCTAATCAAGTAAACTTTGTCGGTAAAAAAGCGGATAACCCGCAATCGGGGAATAGCGAATATAATCAATCAAGGCCGCCAATAAACAACGAATATAATCAGAGTCAGCAACCGGATAGCAATCAAGGCGGTCAAGATCAATTCAGAAAAGCTGATCAATTTCCACAAAATAACGGAAAATTTCCGGCTAATACCAATGGCGATTCAGAAGGCGATTCCATACCGTTTTAAATAATTAACCACCCTATAATTGCCTAACCGCTTTTATAGGGAGCTGGAGGGCTAAATGCAAGAATTAACAACTAAAGCTAAGTTAGCGAGAATTAAAGAGAATAAGCGAACCCGTGAACGCAATAAACGGCTTAATTATTCCAAGACTCGTTTAATATCTAAAGAGTATCGCAAGCATTCAGGTCGTAAATACAAGGTTAAATATCCCGAGAAATTAGAAGCGCATAACGCAAGCCGTCATATCAAATCGCCAGCAGGAAAGCAAAAACATCATTGGTCTTATAACCAGGAGCATAAAACAGACGTAATATTCATCAGCAAGGCTCTACACGACAAATTGCATACTTATTTAATATACGACAGCAAGTTTAACATGTATCGTACTATCGGCGGCGTATTGCTTGATACAAGGATTAAACATAATTGCTATTTAATGATGATTTCAGATATTAATCACGAGCAAATATTAAAACTATTCATGTAATTTAAGGTAGTACGTTTTATTTAAAAGAAATGTACTACTTTTTTCATTTATAGTATTGACAAATGATATTTCAGCATGTATGTTAGTAGCATAGTTAATAAAGACTATACAACGCTGGAGAGCTACTATGACAGATTTACGACAGAAAGTTGAAGAACGTACCAAATTAACTAAAGAGATAAAATCTTTATAACCAAGGATAATTTACCATGCAACAAATAACCAATCACCTAGAAGCCGTTAAGCAAATTAGAATTAAACTTTTATTGAGGAGAGGGAAATGATGAATGCAAAACAATTAGCAGAAGTTTATTATCATCAAGGTATTATTATCGAATCGCAAGTAAAGGCTATGGGAATGCAAGCGGAAAACAATCAAAGACAGGTTCAAGGCGGTTCAATGGCATATTGGGAAGATTCTTTTACTGAACTAGCCTGTGAAATTGAAGATGCTAGAATCGCTTTAAAATCAATAATGGAGGTTTAAAATGAGTAAATTAAAGCCGTGTCCATTTTGTGGGAGTGATGATGTGGGAATTCATGAATGGGAATTTTTAGATGATGATACATTTGAACATATTCATTGCAATAACTGCAAAGCCCAAATTGATGATTTTAATGTTAAGGATAAAAAAGCAATAAAATCATGGAACAACCGACCGCTTGAAAGTGAATTATTAAATGCGTTAAAATTAGCACTTCCACATATTAGGTGCGAAAATAATGAACAATCAAGCATTATTACAATATGCGGTGAAGCTATTGAGAAAGCAGAACAATGAAAAAGCCAAGCGATAATGTAAAACCGTCGGTAAAGGAGAAGACATATAAAAATGTCAAATCAAACCGCAAAGGAGCGTTTAACAAGCAGTTCCCAACTCTTAGCATGAAAGTATCGAAAATCATGTTTAACGACTTGCAGGAGTATTCGGATAGCGTTAATATGGACATGACAGAGTTTGCAAAGGTTTCAATGCGGCGTTATCAATCTAATAAATTAACAATAAAGGAGAAATTAGAGAATCAAGGTAAGCTAGAAGTTCCGATTAAGTTTAAAACCTGGAGCTTCACAAAAGATCAAAAGTTAGTTAGAAAAGTATTGCAAGCAATGATAAATTATATTAAATTAAAGTTGGAGGCTTGACAGCCACGAGTTAAGGCGGTATTATAGTAACGGAGGCGCACTACATTTGAAACTCTCAAACTCCTCCAGCTTGACTCTCCTCAAATGCGCCTCCTTTTTATGGTCGAGAATGTAAAGCGTAAATTAAAGGACAATAAATGACTAAACCAACAATCATAAAAGTAAATCAGAAGTTACAGTATAAACTACGGGACAACATGGAATGGCATACTTGCGACACTCTAGCGCGTAAATGTGGAGTATCCCGGCAAACTATAAGCGGAGTATATCACAACAGCGCAAAACGCGTTAAAATTGAAACGCTTGCAAAACTTGCCAACGCTTTGAGAATCTCTCTAAGTGATTTAATCGAGGTGAAGAAATGAAAGCATTAATAAAGCGATTAGACAAACTATCCAGTGAGCTATGCAGGCTTCAATATAAATTTAGTTGTCATATTTGCCAGCGTGAGGGAACGGACGCTCACCATATAGTTAGCCGTAACCATAAACGCCAGAGATGGAACCCGGACAACCTTGTATTTCTTTGCAGGCCGTGCCATCAGTTAGCCCATAATGATAACTTGATATTCAATGGGAAACTTGACCAGACTGTTAAAATTTGGTCGCTGCCGGAGTTGCAAGACCTTGAGAAAGAGCTGAAAGAACAGATTAAGGAGTTAAGATGAAACTACTACATGGCGATTGCCTTTTGACAGTATGTTATTCGTGTCATGAAAAAGATTTACACGGTATATTCAAAAACGTACAATATGCTCCATGTGTTTGTCATAAATGCAAAATGCCGATAACAAATAAAAATTGTAGCACTGTTGAAAGAATTGGTGATTATTATAGATTTAATGTATTTTGTGATAGATGCAGTATTAAACGCGGGGATTTACACAATGGCTAGACCAACAAAAGCAATAGTTGATTATTTTCCTATGGACTGTGCTATGTCCGATAGTTTAAAAATAATTGAAAGCAAATTTGGAAATGATGGGTTTGCATTCTGGGTTAAATTACTACAAAAATTAGGACGTACTGAAAACCACTTTATTGATTGCCGGAATATATCCAAATGGAAGTTGTTGTCAGCAGAAATGCTGGTTGACGAGGATAAATGTATGCAGATATTAAAAGAGCTTTCAGAGCTTGGCTGTATAGATTCTGAAATGTGGAATAATAAAATAATATTTTCACAAAAGTTTATTAATGGACTGGCAGATGTTTATAAACGTAGAAATGTTAATTTATTGCAAAAGAACGATATATGTAAGCTATTATCTATATGTAGCTGGGTTAATGTAAGCGATAACCCCCAAAATGTAGACAGTAACCCGCAAAGTAAACTAAATAATACTAAACAAGATAAAAGTAAAGAAGAATATAAATTTCCAATTTCTAAACCGTTAGTAAAAAATATGCCAAAAGAATATAAAGAACTTTTCTTGTCATGGTTAGGAATATATTTTGAAATTCACGGGAAAATGGCAGAAGCTTCACAAGAAATGCAATTTAGAAAATTAATGGACATTCCAAAAAGACACAGAATAAAATGTCTTGAATCCGCTATAGCCGGGCAATGGAAAAATATAAGAAATGTCGTTGTTGAAGATAAAGGCAATAATAATTCTCTAACCGACATTGAAAAAATTACTGAGGGCATGCCGTCACAATTTGATAAAGGTTTTATTGAGAACGTTAATAACGACATGCCGGAGATTTAAAAATGAAGATTGAAGAATTAAAAGAGCAAATAGGAATTTCAGCAAAAGATATAATTATTACTAATATGGGATTAGAAAAAAAAGGAACAGCTTATGACTGCCCTTATAAAGATCATAAAAAAGGTAAAACATTCGCGGCTCAATGGTACAACGAAGGACTTCATTTTAAATGCCATGATTGCGGACGTCTTTTCGATATTAGTGATTATGCCGCGTTGCGCGGTGATCGTATGCAAATATTACACGACCTGGCAAATGTTAAATATAAAAAGTTTGAATTTAAGCCAGTACAGCCAGTAACAAAAGAAAAGTCTAAAAGTGGAATTGATTATTTAGTTAGTCGCGGAATATCAGAAGAAACCATAAAAGAATACCATATTACATGTGATAACCAATGGATTTGTTTTAATTATTGTTTGCCTGATAACGGCGGACTTGTTAAAATTAAACAGCGCATAATCGGAGATTGCGATAATGGACAAAATAAATATACCGCTCCATCTGGCGGGCAAAATATTCTTTACGGAATGAACCTTTTAAAAGCTCAAAAGATACTAGCTATATGCGAGGGCGAAATAGATGCCTTATCGTTGCGAGAGTGCGCCAAATTAGCCGAAAAAGATAAAAATATGCTTTGCTCAAGTATTCCAAGCGGCTCTAAAAGCTTTGGGTGGATTGAAACTTGCAAAAATTGGCTTGATTCATTCAATGCAATAATAATAGTCCCAGATTCAGACGAGCCCGGAAGTGAGTTTTTAGAAAAAGCAAGTGAATTATTAGAAGAGTATAAATTATTAAAAATTGAATTGCCTACGAATGACGTAAATGAATATTTATCAAGTCCAGACCATAACCCTGCTGAAATTTTTGAGTTATTAAAACCGATAGTCCCAAAAATAAAAGGTATTAAAAATAGCGTAGACGTCGGAACTCCTAAAAAAAGTAAATCTATTGCTACTGGATATTTAACGCAAGACTATAATGATTCAGGATATAGAATGGGTTGCTTGTCGCTTTATACTGGGAGGCGCGGAGAGGGTAAAACTACTTATTCGCGGCAGGGGCTAATAAGTATAGCCAAGCAAAAAGAAAAATGTTTTATGTTCTGCGGAGAAACCACCGTTGAAAGTGAAAAAAATAAACTAGCTAGGCTGTGTGCGGATCATGGAGACATTCAAACATCTTTAAATATTGGTGGGCGTAGTGAATATATGGCAGATGATAATGCCCTTAATAACTTTAATAAGCGATATGGCGGTTATATATTACTTTCAGACTGCGAAACCATGAAAGAGGATTTTCCAGAGCTTAAGGCAAGCAGTAAGGCTTTATTTGATAATTTACTAAATGAAATGAAAAAACTTGCTCGTTCTTTTAGTGTAAGGGTTTTTATTCTTGATAATCTTATGGTGTTTTGTAACAACATGGGACAAGGTAAATTTGCAATGCAGGAATATATAGCGGCGGCATTAAAGCAGTTTGTTAATGAAAACAGCGTACATTGTTGTTTGATTGCTCACCCAAAAAGCGGAGAAGGGCATCAAAAAATATCAGGAGCAATGGAGCTTGAAAATATCGCTGATTCAATATTTAGATATGTTCGGCTCGATGACGAAACAAGGGATAAGGTTACAAAATCACTACCAACTCACGTAAAAGAGAGGGTGTCGGCTATGTTGTTAACAGAAAAGGTGCGCGATGATGGATCGCGGTTAATGTCATTCCTTGAATGGGATGCAAAATTAGGAGCAGTGTATGATTTGAGTTTAATGGAAATGGCGGGAAAATATGAAAGGCTCGGATATTGGACAAGACCAATAAGTAAATATTCAAGCAATGATAGATAAATAGCTTAATTTCCCGGCTTAACAAATATGACAGAAATTATTAAATGGAATAAAATGATAAGAAAACATCAAAATAACTAGTTTATAGTATTGACAAATCAGAAACAAGGTGTATAATGATAATAACAACTAACGCTGGAGGGCTTAGAAATGAAAAAGATTTGTTCAAAGTGCGGCAAAGATGAAACGCAGGTAAAGTTCAACAAAAAGGGATTTTCAAAAAGTGGGGAACAGAGATATTATCCAGACTGCAAAGCGTGTCAAAGCAAGGCAAACAATAAAAACAACGCCGGCATAGTGGGGACCCTGTTAAACTTTAGTTCTGATTTAGAAGTAAGCAAGTATTTGAAAGATCACCCGATTAAAAGGACGCTTGCTGGTTCGATACTAGCTGAAATGGCAAAATATCACTTTAATAATAACAGAACGGCGGGAGCTTAAAATGAACGATTTATTTTCATACTTAGAATTAAACAAGCAGATTGTCGCTTCAATCGGAATTGTAATCGTAGTTTTATGGATTACTTTTGAACGGATTAAATATTATCGAGAAATTAAGAATAAAAAAGGAGACAAGAAATAAAAGAGATAATAGTATATATATTCGCAGTTGCGCTTTTAAGCTATTCTGTGAGCGTTATAATTATTGGCAACTTACGACTCATAAAACAACGCAATCAACACGACAAGCGGCAAAGATTGCTTCACAATGAATAATCTTTGACTTATTTCAAACTTAATGTATGTTATAATTAACAAAGTATAAAAGTAGTACGCTTTGATAAATAAATATGTACTACTAAAAGGAGGACAAATGAAAGACGTAGTACAATTAGCAGAACAGTTTAAATATATTATAGACGTTGCTAAATGCAAGTGCTATAATAAAGATAAAATACTCGAAATAAATGAAATCAAAGATAAGCTAAAAGAAGAAATTGAATCCGCGACTATCAAAGTTCAAAAAATCAACAACGAAAACAGAAACTCAATATTATAGGAGGTGTAGAATTTGAACTTAAAAAATATTATTTTATTGAGCGCATCGCTAATTTTTTGTTACCTTCGAGCATTACCAGGCGGCGTTTTATTGCGTCTAGCTGGACGGAAAGTATTTTAATAACATTTTCCTGGCTGGTTTTGATCGCTGCTAAGACATCTTTTTTGGAATTAGCTGCATAGGAGTAATTATTGTTGACCCGGAGAGTTATGGCGTTGTAATTGGCTGAGAGTTTGATATTTTGGTCGCTGATCTCAGTGACTTTTATTTTTAATTTATTGTTTTCAGCGGTAACGCAGTTGACAAGTTCTTTGATATAAGTTGTGTACGCGAGACCAGCAATCAATAAAAATGTCATAATGCCGAGAACAACTTTGAGTGAAATGGTTGTGCCGCTATTTATGCTAGCATGATCTTTGTGGTTTAATAGTTTTTCCAAGCCCTGAACTAGCTCTTCGTTTTTCATGTTAAGTTTCCGAGATTAATGTTAAACTTTAGGTTTCTTTTTGTTACTCCAGAAGCTGGCATTTCCGAAATTGCCAACTCCACATAAATATAGCTTAGATTTTGCAAAACGCAAGTGATCGAAACAATCCAGCCCTTTATCTTCTTTTATTAAGTAATCCATATTACGCTTAAATGCTCTATCTGCTCTATTCTTGAACGATACACCACTAGCAATCGACTTAAATACAATTATGAGCGAATACTCGACGTCATGCAAATCGCTCGCAGGGGTTATGTCTACGCCAAATATCCTATTTCTTACAAATTTAGGGATTAACCATTTTAAGGCAGTATTAAACCAGCCGATATCAGATCCGACCCCATTTGTATATTTCATAAAAACTATAGGATTATTATATAAAAATTCTTTGCAGTCTAAACTCATTTCTAAATAATCAAATCGCTTAATATACTCATAGTGCATTTCAGCAAATAAATTTCTTTCATCTGCGGTTGCTATTTCAGCATCAACACGATTATACAGCTTTTTAAATTCAGCTTCAAACTTGTTTATGTTTTTAATCCTGTCCATGAATTACCTCACGGTTTAATTTTACTTGCTGTATTTACTGCCGTGTCTGCGAGTTCGTTTAATCCTAATAAAACATCTTTTGACGTGCTTTGTGTTGATATTACATGGGTTTTCAGCTTGCCGTCTTTGTAATAATCTTTTCTAACTGTCAGCGTTCGCATAATGCCCCAGGTGTTTACGCTTCCATCTTTATCAACTTTATACCCTGCACACCCTGTTAATAACATTGTTAATGATATTAAAATAATTAGCTTATTCATTTTCCGCGACCCCTTGTTGTTTTACACCCACCACGTCCACGATTTGACCGGTTACCTTGTCCGCTTCCGTTTCTTTTAGGTACATTTTTCATATCATGCTCCAACTTTAACAGATTTTAGTTCTGCGTCGGCAAATTCTTCTGAAATGAAAACCGCATGGATAATATTTTCTCGTACCAATTCATAGCAAGCCATTTCATTTAGATCGGGAATAGTGATATTCATTGTACCCATTACTTGTTTGCCCGCTTCTTTGGCTTCAAAATCTTTGTAGCCCTCAAGCGTGATAACGCCTTTGCTTGCTTTAATGTCAAGCCATATTCCAGTTACGACCCAACAAGTTGCCGAAAACCCTGATTCTGTTTCGATTGATTTTTCGATGTATTCTTTTATCATTTTGTACTCCTGTTTTAATAGTTAATATTCTTTATGGAGTACACCATCACTGATGCACTCTAAGAAAACACTAATTACAAATCTTTAAGTAGGTCTATAATAGTTGCTCTCATATCTTCATAAACGTACTCACGCTTAGTAACACCATCAACAGTAGTTTTGACTGTTTTGGCATACTTACGCTTTAGTTTCTTGAGTAACTTTTTAAAGTCTGCTTCTGAAACTTCCGCTTCATCTAAATCAATATCAGTAAGAATATTGAATATCTTATTAGCCAAAGTAACAGGTAAACATTTACCAAGTAGAGCTTGACTAGCTAAGGCAAACTGTTCAGCTTTAGTGCCAACGTTATGTATTGAAGCATTATAAGAAGCGTAATATAAATTACCAGCATCTTTATATGCTTGTACTGCTTCATCATAACGTTTTAATGCTGCATAGCAGTATCCTAGATATGCTTTAGTATGTCTTCCTGTGCCTGTTAAGCATA